CGGCGATCAACCACAACGACGGAAACAAACAACATGAAAACGAAGAACAAAACCAAATCGGAAACGCCGGTCAAGCGCGAAGGCAAGATGGAATTTATCAAGGGCCTTTTGCTCGACGGCAAGCACACCAAGAACCAGATCGCCCAGGCGGTCGTCGACAAATTCGAAGGGTCGAATTTCAAATCGTCCCGGAAGACGGTTGATTTCACCGCGTCCGTCGCGTTGCCGAAGGAAGGCAAGAAATCCAAACATTTGCCGGAACCGAAGGCGACCGCGACCGCCGCGCCGAAGCGCACCGGGAAGCCGGCCGCGAAACCGGCGAAGAAATCCTCGACGCCGCCGGCGCGTCCTGCGAAGAAGTAATTCGGTGTTCATCTTCAACCGGACCGGATTGCCGGCGGTTGACGATGAATACTGAAATCAAACGTTGGACGTGTTCAAATCTTCCCGGTTGGATTCGTTCGGCTGAAATCGTCCGTCATCCGGACGGAAATTTTACGATCATCGTCGACAGCAAATATGGGCCGCGATCGATCGAATGTTTCGAAACGCAATTACGCACGCGTCGGTTTTTCGGAACGACATACATGCCCGGCGCGAAATGGAAATTGTCATGATCACGATTCGCGATCCGTTGAACGTCGTATCGCATTGGCGCGCGACCGCGATCGAACAATTGATGTTCTTTGCCGGAGGCGGACCGCCCCGGCGGCGGGAATACGAGAACATGACAGAAAGCGCGCTAGCGGACGCGTGGCGCGCGGCGTTCGGCGATCCGTATGACGGTCAAATCGGCGCAAAACCGGCCGTTTCCGGCACCGATCGAAAATAAATGAAAATTGTTGTTGCATCTTTTTCAATCGAATCATAAAAACGCAAACGATATGACAACGTCATCAATTCAACTCGCCGGTTTGATTTTCCTGTTCATCGTTTCGCCGCTCGCGACGCTCGGAATCATTTTACGCCGTGCGCCGCACGGTTACGAGGACGACAACGGATTTCATTTCGGCGATTCGCCGGACAACAATTTATCGCGGGATATAGTTCGAGGAACTACCGAGCCTCATAAGCTCGTGCAGGTCGGTGCGACTCCGGCTCCCGCTACCAATTCGGAGAACTCGGCGGGGACAATGCCGCCGCCGGCCACGTCGCCGGTGCGTTGCAAATCGATCGACGACGATAGAATGCGCGACGGTGCAAACCCGTCTTTTCCGATCAATTTCGAACCGCGGCCGGCAACGTCGCCGGATGACGCCGCGGGGCAGCGTAATGGGTTCACGCCGTCTCCGGATGTAAATCCGTCCGGCGTTCATTGCGAATCAGAAACGACACCGACAGCCGGAAAGACGGCCGTCAATGAAGCAGATTCGAAAAATACCCGACCTTGCGTTACGCCGACGGGCGCGACGATCAACGGCGGTTCTGTGGGCGCGCTCACCCCGTCGCCCGATGCCTGTAAAAATAACGGGGAAAGAACGACGGCACCGTTGACGATAATTCAACCGAACGACGGCGCGACGAACGAATCCGCCGGACAGGACGACGCAACAAAAAGTCTATCCCAACAACCGTTCGGTTGTGGTTGCGACACCCCGCAATAAACGGCGTTGATCCAACATCAACGCCGTTTTTAATTTTATGAATTCAACATGCCGGTGCGGTCACGATCGGACAAATCATTTGTTCGAAGGAAAAGATTCCATTTGCGCCGCCGATCATTGCGGATGCGTTGCGTTCGCCGCCGTCGCCGTGTTGCGTGATCCGCGCGGCCGGTTGTATGAAGTGACGCCGTCGGTTGCCGAATTCATTCGCAAATATCAAGTTTTGTTTCTTCCTGATGACATCGATCCGCGTTTATGTCCAGAACATTTAGACGGTCGTCGCAACGGCGAACATTGGACGCGCGCCGATCGCGGATTGACGGACGTCGTTAGTTGTGATGTAAATTCCTGGAAAGGTTGGACCCTCGCAATCGCCGCACAATGAAACCGCCGCCTAGAAAAACAGTAAACAACGTCATCACCGCGTCGCGAATGACAGAATATCAGCGTTGTCCGCGGGCGCATTATTGGAGGTTCGAAATCGGCTTCGTGAAAGAATCCGTAGGCATGGCGTTGCGGATTGGTTCGGCATGGGCATCGATGCTTGAACGGTGGAACGGCGGCGACGAACCGGATCAAGCGTTGAAAGCGATCACGGAACCGCCGGTGACGTTCGACGAAATAACGATCGCGACGTTGACAGGATTGTTCACCGGATATCTTTCGAAATGGGGCGACCGCGCCGTTGTTAAATCGCTTTACGCCGAAACGCCGTTTCGATTCCCATTGCAAGGGATGCCCGGATGGGACGTTGCCGGCGTCATGGACGGTCTCGGTTCGTTGTGGGACGATCGGTCCGTACTTGTCGAATCGAAAACGACCGGCGAATCGATCGATCCGGCCGCGGATTATTGGTTGCGGATCAAATTCAACATGCAAGTTTCGCAGTACGTTCTTGCCGCGCGCGAATTAGGTTGGGACGTCGCGTTGGCAATGTATGACGTCACACGCAAACCGACGATCCGGCCGCGCAAAAGCGTCGACAACCTCGACCGCGACGGCAAACGGATCGTGATGGGATTCGTAATGAGTCACGCCGAAACGCCGGACGAATTTTGCGAACGGTTGACGACCGATTGCGCCGAACGTCCGGATTTTTATTTCGCGCGAAAAGAAATTCCGATCATCGAAACCGATTTGCGCGCATTCGAAGCGCAACGTCTCGCAATCGCCGGCGGCATCAATTATTCCCGGTTCATGCAAAAATCATTCACGCGACCGGAAGATGCTTGGCCGCGCGCGGCGACATCGATGAATTGTAAATTCTGTCAATTCAAATCATTTTGCTTGGCCGATGTTCGGCCCGATCCGAAACATCCGCCGGAAGGTTTTTCCGTCCGTCCGTTCAACCCCGAATTAGAAAGACACAGTCATGACATCGAACACACCATCGAGACCGCCGTTGCCGGTTCGGAATAGCGCGCCGGCCGCGCCGACAAATCAATCGTCGACGCGGATCGTTAAATTCGCGCCGATCGCGGACGACAATGAAGGGCACCGGATTTTGATTTACGGTCCAGGCGGCGTCGGCAAAACAACGTTGTGCTGCGAATTGCCAGGCGAATCCGTGTTTTACGATTTCGATTTGTCGTTGAAGAAATTGAAACGGCAATTGATCGAACAAGGAATCAAACCGCCGCAAAACGCGTGCGACCCGGATGCGGATTTCGCCGCGGTCCGCGCGTCGTTGCAATCGTCCGGTTGGGACGCGATCAACAATATCATTTTCGACACGACCGGCCGATTGGAAGAATTGGCAGTCGCGCACACACTGAAAACCGTAACCGGCGATCAAGGGAAGAAATGCTACAAAATCGAAGATTACGGATTCGGAAAAGGCTACCGTCATGTTTATGACGTTTTCCTTCCGTTGTTCGGCGACCTCGACCGGCACGTTCGCGCCGGTCGCAACGTCGTGTTGATTTGTCACGACGATACGAAAACCGTTCCGAATCCAGCTGGCCTTGATTGGATTCGGTGGGAACCGAAAATGCAAGACAGTCGCGGATCGTCAATCCGGTTGCGCGCAAAAGAATGGTCCGATCATTGTTTGTTTTTCGGATACGACGTCCGCGTCGACGATCAAGGCAACAAACGCGCCCGATCCGGAAAAGGAAAAGGAGCCGGTTCGCGCGTCATTTACACCGCGGAACGTCCTCATTTCATGGCGAAAAGCCGGACGACATCGGAAACGATCGTGATCGGCGATCCGGGTACCGGCGGCGAATCTTGGTCCGCAATCATCAACAAATAACAACCAACAAAAGGAAAAACAGAACGCATGAACATCCCAGCAGCAGGCAAATATCCGGCGCACGCGCCCGGCCAACTCGTCGTCACGAAAGCAAAGACGGGTTCGTTGTGTGTCGTCGTGCCGGTGCAACTCGTCGATTCGAATCCGCCGTGGACCGGCATGACGTGGATCACGTTGATCGCTTCCGACGGCACCGTTCAGGAAAAGAACGTCGACCGTCTGAAAACGATTTTCGGATGGAACGATCCCGATCCGTTTTGGTTGATGTATGAAAACCCGGAAAAGGCGATTCACGAATCGGTTGCCGAAAACAACGACGCCGCCGGCATTCGCGATTTGACGCAATGTCCGTTCGACGTCGATTGCGAACACGTCGAATACACGCCGGAAGGTGAAGCGACGCGCACGCAATTCAAAGTCGCGTGGATGAATCCGCCTGGATCGTCCGGCGGATCGGTGACTCCCGCGAACCGCGCCGAAATTCAACAGAAATTCGGCAACGTCCTCCGGACATTGTTCGCCGCGAAAAAAACCGCAACGAAACCGGCGACATCGAAACCGGCGGAAAAGAAAACCGAACCGGCGAAAGCGGCCGCAACGACCGCGCCGGCGAAATCATCGATGCCGGGACGCAAAACGAAATCGTCAACCGACATCGGCACCGGACCGACCGCGACAGCGGAAGAAGCATGGGCCGCGTGTCAAGCGACGTGCCCCGATTCATCGGCGGAAGAACAACGCGATGCGTATTACGCGGTGCTCGACCGATTGTTTCCGGGCAAAGAAAACGACGACCTCGATCCGAAACAATTCGGCGCGTTGAAGACCGAATTCGAATCCGGCGGACAATAGGAACCAAACGCCGGGGCGCGACGCGATACGCGCACATAATTTCACGATGAAACAAAATCAATTAACGTCGAAGGATTCAGGCGATTTCCGGCGGTTGGAAAACGTTGTCGAAAAAGAAAAATTCGCGTGGTTGCGCGTCGGCGAAGCGTTGACTGAAATCCGCGATCGGAAACTTTACCGGGAAAAATACGCGACGTTCGAAGATTATTGCCGCGAACGTTGGGGATGGTCGCGAATCCGGTCTTATCAATTGATCGACGCCGCCGAAACCGTCAAATCGCTTCCGGAAAATGTAAAGCATGCTTTACAAAATCCGCGGCAAGCGACCGCGTTGTCGACCGTTCCGCCGCGCAAACGCGCCGCGGTCGTCGCCGCGGTCGTCGCCGCCGGTCCGGTGACGGCGAAAGCGATCACGACCGCGGCCGCGCCGGACCGGATCGCAAAAGACAAACCGAAACCGCCGACGATCAACGACAAAACCGGATTGCCGATTCCGACGGAAATTCACAAGCATTGGCATCGCGCCGAAGCGATACAAGGGACGGTTTCAACGTTCGCGTCCGCGCGCGGCATGGTTGAACGCGCGCAAAAAGAAAGCGATGTCATTTTCGCGGAGGTTAATTTTTCAACGTTACGCGCGGACATCGATCGCGCGATCGTCATGCTGAAAGTCGTTCGCCCATACGCCGTGTGTCCGACGTGTCAAGGATTGACATTTAAAGATTGCGGCGCGTGTCACGGCCGCGGATTCGTCAGCGAACATTTTTGGAAGCGTTGCGTTCCGGAAGAAACGAAATCGATGCGATCGAAAATCGTCGCCGAATTGAAAAAGAAAGCAAATGAGCATTCATGATCGAAAACCGGAAGACGACCGCGATCGCGAAATCAAATGGATCGACGGTCAAGCGGTTGAATTTTGGTTGCAACCAGACGGCGTTCATTGCAAACGGCCGCGCCATCCTGAGACGATTCTTCCGTTTCACTCGGCGCTTGCTGCGTCTGAGGGACAATTAGAAATGAACATATGAATTCACGCAACAAAGGCAAACGCGGTGAATTAGAATTCGCGCACTACCTCACCGATAACGGATTTCCGGCGGCGCGCGGTCAACAATTCGCCGGCGGCGCGGAATCGCCGGACATCAAATGTGAAGCGTTAACCGGATTTCATTTCGAAGTGAAACGCGTCGAAAACCTGAACCTCGGCGCGGCGTGCGCGCAAGCCGAATCCGACGCCGCCGGTAAACCGTGGATCGTCGCGCATAGGAAGAATGACGCGCCGTGGTTGGCAACGATCCGGATGGAAACGCTTTTGGATTTGATCCGCGGAAATTTACCTGCAGGTGAACTGATATGAAAAAACCAAACGCACGACAACAATTGATTTTGTCGATCATAGAAAAATTTCCGCACGCGTCGAATATGGCTGTTGCAAGGATTGCGTATAAGGAAACGCCGGCAATGTTCCCTGATTTTTCGGCCGCGAATCACGCGGTTCGCCGGATTAGAAATGGCGACATCGGCGCACGCGTCAAACCGCGGTCGACGCCGACGACGTTCAAACAAGGGTTTGGACGCATCGCCGACGGCATCACGACGTTGTCTCAAAAAGGCGAACCGAAATGGGCCGCGTTCGAAATCGCCGGACCGTGCAACGCCCTTGTGTTGTCCGACATACACTATCCGTATCACGACCGAACCGCGTTGATCGCAGCGCTTGAACACGGTCGCGCGACCGGCGTCGACGTCGTGTTGTTCAACGGCGATTTGGCCGATTTCCACAGCATCAGTTGGTGGGAAACCGATCCGCGGGAAAGGAATTTTCCGGACGAAATCAAAGGTTGCCGCGAATTGATTGCCGCTGTGCGCGAATCATTTCCGGATGCGCGAATCGTTTTCAAACTCGGCAATCACGAAGAACGTTTCGAACGTTACATGAAAGTGAAAGCGCCGGAGCTCCTCGGTTTAAACGAATTCGACATCGAATCGTTGTTCGGTTTGAAAAATTACGGCGTCGAAATCGTAAAACAAAAACGACCGATCCGTTTAGGCGACCTCAACGTTTTGCACGGTCACGAATATCAATTCGCGATTTCGAATCCAGTCAATCCGGCGCGCGGACTTTTCCTTCGTTGCAAGGCTTACGCGATGTGTGGGCATTTTCATCAATCGTCTTATCATACGGAACGGACGATTGAAGATCGATCGATCGCGACCTGGTCGACCGGTTGTTTGTGCGACCTGCATCCAGAATATCGGCCGTTGAACAATTGGGCGCACGGATTCGCGCGCGTCGAAGTCGCCTCGGATGGAAAATTCAACGTCGATCATCGAACAATCAAAAACGGAAAAGTGATATGAACTACGGAAAATGCGAAATTTGCGACGAACGTTGGTTGTTGTCGTGGCGATCATCATGCCCAAAATGTTTTCCGAATAAATCCGAACCGGAATCGATCCTTCAAGAAGCGAACCGCATCGTCAACGGCGATCGCGGCGAAGCATACGGACATCCATTCGACGATTTTTCCAAAACGGCGACGTTGTTCAATACGATAACGGGTCGCGATTTGATTGCCGAAGATGTCGCAACGCTTTTGTTGTGCGTGAAATTGTCGCGCGAATCTAACAAACGGAAACGCGACAATCGCGTCGACGCCGCCGGATATCTTTTATGCCTCGACAAAATCATCGAACGCCGATCCGCGGACCGCGCCGCCGACGACAAATTGGAATTGTTATGAAACGAAAAGGCGATTTCATCCGCACGTTTTCAGGAATCGATTTTTGGCCGTTCGATCCGCGGACGAACGAAATCGACATAGTCGACATCGCGCACGCGTTGTCTAATATTTGCAGATTCGGCGGACATTGCCGGAAATTTTATTCCGTCGCGCAGCATTCGGTTCATGTTTCGACGGTATTAGAAATGGAACGATTTAATTGGACGAAATTCAAAACCGAATCGTTAATCGGATTGCTACACGACGCGCCGGAAGCATACATAGGCGACATGGTGACGCCGGTCAAAAAACATTTGCGCAGTTTCAAAAAAGTAGATTCCGGAATATGGTCCGCGATCGCGTTGAAATTTAAATTGCCTGGATACATTCCGTTTAATGTTCACGCCGC